TTCCGCGACATCACACGGTGTAACACGTTCGCGTACTACGTCAGCACAGGTAAAACCAAGATAAACAACCGCTACCAGATGCAGGAAAACATAACGGCTTATTGCATACCGAAACGGGTTGCGGCGAACACGAAAACTTGGGACTAAGATGGCAGCAAAAAAGCTACAAGAAGGCTCTGAATACGCCGAATACGATGCGGATGGGGATGGTGTTGTTACCGACGAAGAGCTAAACACCAGCAAGGAACTACAAGAGCTACGACTACAGCATGAACGTGCCGATGCCCAACGGGCTATGAGTTGGTTCGCTTTATGGGGAATGCTGTTGTACCCGTCATTAGTTGTTGCATCAGAGCTTTTCGGGCTGGCGCAAGCAGCAACGATTCTAGGCGATATGGCTGCGGTCTACTTCGTGTCCGTTGCGGGTATACTGGCTGCGTTCTTTGGCGCTCAAGCATGGTCAAATAGGAAATAAGTATGAGTATTGTTGCATCGTTAGTAGGGCCGGTTACAGGACTACTGGACAAGTTTATTGAGGACAAGGATCAGAAGAACGCCTTGGCTCACGAGATTGCCACGATGTCTGAAAAGCACTCGCATGAGGCGCTCAAAGGTCAGCTTGAAATTAACAAGATGGAAGCTGCACATAAGTCGTTATTTGTTGCTGGGTGGAGACCTTGCATTGGCTGGATATGCGCCCTTGGGTTACTGTACAACACTATTATCGCCAACATTCTCGGGATTTGGGTAGATGTGCCAGAGGTAGATACAACGCTACTTGTACCCGTTATGATGGGTATGCTTGGGTTAGGCGCTATGCGCTCCTACGAGAAGGTCAATCAGGTAGCTAGAGAGAAGTAATGGGCGATTTAGTCGAGATGGTGAAACGCCATGAGGGCGTCAAATCTAAGGTGTATTTGTGTACTGCGGGTTTTGAGACCATAGGCGTAGGCAGAAACATCTCAGAATCTGGCTTGGGCCTGTCTTCCGATGAAATTGACTACTTACTACACAACGACTTAGAGCGGTGTCATCAAGAATTGCAAGATGCGTACTACTGGTACGGTGGCCTAAATAAAGCTAGGCGTGACGCAATGGTCGATATGTGCTTCAATCTAGGCATCACGCGGTTGCGCGGGTTTGTTAAAGCTCTGGAAGCTATGTCTCGGGAGCAATTTGACATCGCCGCTGATGAGTTTATGGATAGCCGTTGGGCTAAACAAGTCGGCAACCGTGCTGTAGAGGTGACTGAGATGATCCGTACAGGCGAATACCGATGAGAACTCACAATAGCCCACGAGCGTTAAGCGGCGGTGTAGTAGACCCTGCACATGTTGTAGAGATCGTATGCGATGCTTGTGGGTTTGATTTAGATGAATCGGAACTAGAAGCGGACACTTGCTCAGATTGCGGGGCGGCGCTTAACTTGAAGCAAAATATAGCTATACAAGTTACCACGCTACCCCCTGCGTTTGGCGCATCTAGCTAATGGACACAATATGCCTTTACAGAAGCTACAGTTTAAGCCCGGAGTAAACCGAGAGAATACGCGGTATACAAGCGAAGGCGGTTGGTACGAGTGCGATAAAGTACGGTTCCGCCAAGGTATGCCGGAGAAAATCGGCGGGTGGGTACGTATATCAGATACCACATTCCAAGGTGTATGCCGTTCACTACATAACTGGGTTACGTTAGGTAGTCAGGATCTAATCGGTGTGGGCACTAACTTGAAGTTCTACATCGAAAATGGTGGGGCATATAACGACGTTACGCCGTTACGAGAAACTACCGCCGCAGGTGATGTGACTTTTGCCGCTACAGACGGCAGTGCTATATTAACTATTACCGACGCAGGGCACGGTGCTACCGAGGGCGATTTTGTTACCTTTAGCGGGGCAGTATCCCTCGGCGGCAATATAACCGCAGATGTCCTAAATCAAGAGTACCAAGTTGGCCCCGCCCCTACCGCAAACACGTACACAATAACCGCTACAGCCACCGCGAATGCGTCTGATACAGGTAACGGCGGAAGCTCTGTAGTCGGCGCGTACCAAATAAACATTGGCCCTGCGTTCGCTACACCACTGACGGGTTGGGGTGCCGGTAGCTGGAGTGCGGGCGTGTGGGGTACAGGAGGCACCTCTGCGGAGTCTATTCGTGTCTGGAGCCAAGCTAACTTTGGTGAAGACTTAGTGTTCGGCCCTCGTGGCGGGGGTATCTACTACTGGGATGCTACAAATGGCCTAAACACTCGCGCACAGTTAGTTACAGATGCCTTTTCTAGCACGGCGTCTAACGTACCNACTAAACAAAANCTNATCCTTGTTTCTGACATAAATCGGTTTGTGTTTTGNTTAGGGACTAACTTGTTAGNCAGTGCTACGTTTGACCCTATGTTAATACGATGGGCAGACCAAGAGAGCGTAAGTAACTGGACACCTGCCGCAAATAACCAAGCAGGCGACCTGCGGTTGTCTAATGGTTCGGAGATCGTCGCGGCTGCACAAGCCCGCCAAGAGGTATTGGTGTGGACTGATTCTGCGCTCTATTCTTTACAGTACGTGGGGGCACCTGCTGTATGGGGCGCACAGCTAGTAGGTGAAAACATCTCTACAGCGTCTCAGAACTGCGTAGCCTACGCCAACGGTGTAGCCTACTGGATGGGTAAGGATAAGTTTTATAAGTACGACGGGCGGACTCAACCACTACGCTGCGACATCCGCAGGTACATATTCGATGATTTTAACTCGCTACAGTATGAACAGGTGTTTGCCGGTACTAACGAGTCTTTCCATGAAATTTGGTGGTTTTACTGTTCTGCTGACGCGCAAACCTCTGACAGATACGCGGTGTACAACTACCAACAAGACATTTGGTACTACGGTACGTTAGAGCGCACGGCGTGGCTTGATTCTGGGTTACGAGACCGCCCGCTTGCCGCTACGTACAGTTATAACCTTGTGAACCATGAGCAGGGTACAGACGACAACCAGACTACGACACCGGCACCGATTGCAGCAAATATATCTTCCGCTCAGTTCGATATAGAGGACGGGCACCAGTTTGCATTTATCTGGCGGGTTATACCGGACATTACCTTTAACGGCTCTACAGCGGCTTCTCCTGCCGCGACGATGACTTTGCTGCCCCTTGCTAACTCTGGCGCAGGGTACAACTCGCCTTTGTCCGAAGGAGGGTCTAACAACGGTACGATTACACGCAGTGCAGTGCTACCAGTAGAGGCGTTTACACAGCAACTCAATACACGAGTGCGGGGACGGCAGTTAGCGGTTAAGATAGAGTCTACTGAAGAGGGTGTTACGTGGCAGTTAGGTACCCCTAGAATCGACATGCGGGCAGACGGTAGACGTTAATGGCGGTAGATAACACCAGATACGATGTACCGTTCCGCGCTCCAGCACTGCCGTATCCTCCGCAGGGGTACGACCAACAAGCGTTTGAGGAATTTAACAACGTACTGCGCCTGTACTTTAATCAGCTTGATAACGCACTGAGAAACGCTATGGCAGTTCAAGAACCGTATGAGTTACAAGTATCCAAGGGGCAAGTCGCTGGCGCTTCTTCCTTGTATAAGTTTGGGTACAACCCAGACATAAACGGTACTGAAGAAACAATATGGTCGCAGGGGGGTGATGTAGTATGGCCTGCCGCAGCGTTTACGGCGTTTATTAGCAGTTCTAGCACCGCAGATACTATTGCAGGTACAGGTGCACAGACTGTTACCGTACAGGGCTTAGACGAAAACTACGCTACTCAAAGTGTCACTGTCGATATGAACGGGCAGACCCAAGTGCAGGTTGGTGACGCTTCTGGCTGGATACGCATTAATCGCGCTTTCGTTGCTACTGCGGGGTCAGGGGGCACTGCTGCGGGCACTGTCTATATCGCAGCTACTGGAGTGTCTTCTGGAGTACCTACAGGCACTATTTATGCGAGCATCACCGATGGCAACCAGACGCAGATGGCGGTATATACTGTCCCCGCCTCTCATACGTTATACCTAGATGACCTTATATTTACCGCTGCTATATCGCAGGCTAATAACTACGCTACCGTTAAACTTAATACCAGAGACTTTGGGTCGAATGTATTTAGGACTAAATTCATCAATGTATTGCAGAGTAATGAGCTAGTCATAGATTTTGAGTTTCCTCTGGCCATACCAGAAAAGACGGATATAGAGTGCCGTGCTGTAACCAGTAATACCAACAACCAAATCGGCGCGTCGTTTCAAGGCGTCTTGCTAACTAACTAGGGGTTGCAAATGACGGCTAAAAACTACGCAACGGCTTTCCGAGACGCTTATAAGGAAGTGTTATCTAAGGGCGCAAACCCTAGCGACTTGTCAGGGGGCCGCAACAGTAGAGACGTTTTTAGCTGGTATGACGATATTTACGGGTCTCTCATAATAGATACATTGGATTTTGACCGTTTTGATCTCTCGGCCGGTTCATCTGGATGGGGTGGGGCTAGGGTTGGGCGTCCGGGGGGAAGAGGTGGTGAGGGGCTACCAAAGATCTACATTACCGCTGAAGACTATGTTGAGAACACAGGTGCCCCTGAGTATCTGCTTGACGTACTTGGTAAGGACAAAACAGGTAAACCTCGTGTAGAAGAGGAAGCACAACAGGCTTACGCACTGTTAAATATCACAGAGTCTCCAGAAGAAATTGCTACCGTACTTAGTGGATACTACGGAGTGGACTTTTCTCCTGTCGCGCAGAGCTTAGGAAACTTTGAGGGTAGGTTGGGGGATTTTGTTGATGCTCCAGAACAACTAGCTGAATTTCATTCGTTCATTGAGCCTATTCTCTTAGAGCAAATACCATATATTCAAATGACTAGGGGTGCTAGTTACGAAGAAGCCTTAGAGCTTGCGTACCAAGAAGACCCTATGGTTCAAGCACTGTACGGAAAGTACGGTGTAAGCCCTATCCGAACTAGCAAGAACGGAGGTCTTTGGAACTACGACCCATTTTCTTTTAGTGAAGTCCGAACTGAAAAGCCTGCTAGTAAATTTGATAGGTTTGCTGGGCCAATACTTGCGATTGCTGCTGCGTTTGTAGCCCCGCAGTTACTGTTAAAATCAGGTGTGTTTGGTGCCCCCGCTTCTGCTGCGGGTGCGGGAACTGCTGCTGGCGCTGCTGGCGCTGCCGGGTATAGTGCCGCACAACTTGCCGCTGCTACGGCTGCTACTTCTGCCGCTACTACTGCTATATCCGGCGGTGATTTTGGGGACATACTTAAAAGCGCAGGACTATCGTTCGCCGGATCGACTGTCGCACAGAAGTTAGGTAACGCTAAAGCAGCCGCTTCTGCTGCCTCAAATCTAGCCGAAACAACCCCCACCATAGCCAACGCCGCCGCCGCTGCCGCTGCCGCCGCAGAATACGGTACAGCTAAAGCCCTGTTTGTTGCCGCTAATATAGGCACAGGCGCTATAACTGGTAATGTTGGTGCAGGTATTCTTGCGGCGTTTGGCGGGGATCTAACCACCAATGCCCTTAACAAAGTAGGACTTACCCCCGAACTGCTTGATAGAGCAGGTGTAGACCAAGGCTTGTTAGTAAACGGTTTAGTCCAAACTCAAGTGCAGTTAGCTAGAGGTGCAGATCTTGACGATGCTTTAGCTGTGGGGCTTGGCTCCTATATCGTATCTGGTGGTGGCATAGCAGGTATAAACAAAGACACCTTCTTCAAAAAGATGGGCGAGGTGTTACGCGGCACTGGTGAAGCTATATTTGGTACTGGCAAAGAAAACCCAATAGACCGTAGCGAACTCACCGCGTCATTAAACGCTAACTACGGCGACAGTTACGAATATGGGAAAGAAGCAGACTCGTTTAGCTCTTTCTACTCTAACGCCAACGTACCCGAAGAGTTACTTCTTGATGACGGCGCACAGTGGGTATTTCAGCGCAACGGTACTGTAAAGGACATAAATTCGGGGTTTTCTTTTGACCCTAATCAAAGCCCGGAGACACTAGCCCTACTGCTTAAATTAGAGGCAGAGGGGCGAACTCAAAACTTTGATATGTCCGCTAACGAAGCGCGGGAGATGCTGTCTTCTTCCGAACTTCAAGGACTTTTGGGGCCAGCAGTAAGTGATCTTGCTGCAGCGGAAATGCCCGATACAGAATTGCCCGAGGGGTGGAGACTCGCCTATGGAGGGTATGACGGTCTTATTGAACAGTTAAATAGAGGTAAGACACTAGAAGAGATACGAGCAGAGTTAGATGGTTTACGGCTTGACCCAAATATAGGGTTAGGTATAGCTCCACCTACCGTAACAGATACATCAGGATTATCTTCTGACCAACGCTCGTATCTAGTGGGTAACGCGATAGAACAGATAGCTCAAGCTATGTACGAGGAAGATCGTGCGAGTGGAGGTAGTGCAAGTAGCGCGGATGAGTTTAGAGCGGAGGCAATAGGGGCTTACCAAGAACTGCGAGACGACGGCTATTCGCACCTTCGAGTTATGGAAGATCTTGGTATGGACACGTCGGGACGAGTGCTAGATGCCGTCCGTGCACTTGATACAGCCCAATTAGACAAGCTACGCGCTGGCGATGACCGAGAAGCGTATCTCCGAGCGTTAGGTACAGTGGACGAAACCACAGGCCGTTACCACGAAGACTCGCTGTATGAAAGCGGTATAGAGCAAGCGTACGGCCTCTATGACCTTGCAAAACGTGCCGTAGACGCCGCAGAAGAAACTGGCGACGATAAATGGATTATCGGTACTGCTATTGCTATTGAAGCAGGGGCAGACGTAGCAAACGCATTCTTAGGACTTGCTGCACTGGGGGGTATAGATCCTGAGTCCACCGAACTAGGTAAGACGCTAAAAGCCATTACCAACATGACAGGCGAAAGCAAGCCTGAAGACTACCAACAAGGGTTAAAAGACATAGAGCAGCGGCTACAGGCCGCGCAAAACCAAGCGGAAGAAGAAGGACTTGGTACTTCTGATAGCTGGATCTTAGTCGGCAAAGCGATCATGGGTGCTGCCGCAGAGAACCCTACAGAGTTTGTTCTTGACTATGTTGTTAAAGAGGCAGCGTCAGAAGTAATACCGTTTGTTGTTGGTGGTGTAGCGTTTGGTGGGGCTAAGTTGGGTGCCGCCGCAGCGAAAAAGTTTGGTGATGACGCCGCTAAGAAGTTCGCAGAAAACCTAAATGCTAGCGACATAGCGGTTAGCGCCACCATGATAAGTGACGCTGCTGAAGAGACCGGCGGTGCAGCAGCATCTGGGTACAGCGAAGGCTACGACGCTAAGATAAAACAGCTTACAGAACAGAATGCACGTCTAGCTGAACTTGCGGGCGTTAGCTCTATACCGCTGTCAGATGCACAGATAAAAGAAGCCGAAGAGTTCGCCACCGAAGTTGCACGCAAAGCCGGTATGACTGGACTTGTGTTGTCTGTCGTATCCGATGGGGCGCTAGGAGGTAACGAGTTAGCACGAGGGCTGTTTGGTGATAAAGCCACAAACGCTGCTGATGAGTTTGTAACCAGCTTAATCAACCGTGTCACAAGAGTCGGGCAAGGTGCAGGCCGGGAGTTCATGCTTGAGGGTCTACAAGAAGGTGGCGTACAGGCAATTATTGAAGGTGCGATATACGAGATAGACCCTGACCGTCCCGTGTCTGCGTCTATAGCCCAAAACGCCATACTAGGTGCAATTATAGGTGGTTCTGTAGGCGGGGGTATCGGTACAGGCGCTGAAGTGTCAGACATACTAGCCAACATAGTTCAGAAAACTTCCCCTACCGTACGAGCCGCCATAGAAAACGCCAAGAATGGTGCGTTGTCCGATGCTCAAGCTAGAAAGATACTTGAAGATTTTGGGATAACGCAGGGTGAGTTTGGAGATTTA